CCGTTTACCTGTAACTTCTTTAGGTCATTTTTAGTCTTACGCATAATATGCGTAACACGTTCCGCACTTTCTATATGAGATGCTCCATAAGGAACTATGACATCTTCAGCGGGTATATAAATGGCGGTTTGCCGCCCTATATTAGGATCAAAATATACCTTCTTAAATGCGGAACCAGCAAGACCCAGACTATACAGCATACGCTCATGCTCGGGGCGGTACTCAACCATACGCTCCGTAAGCTCGTAGTTCATATCTGCTTTTACGCGGGCGGCGGCTTCATCTTTCTCTTTGGTCTCTTCCCCCAGGATTTTAGTTCGTACTGGCCCTGCTGCGGGGAAAGTCTCGCTCATTGTCTCTGCTTGGAAACGAATAGCTGCTTCTGAGAGTACGGTAGAATAGACACCACACGCCCCATCCCACGGGTCAGTACGCTCCTCGTACTTAAAGCCCAGTACATCAAGGCCCTTTACAAAGGTATCAGCCCATTCTTTTCGGCTATCTACATCGGCGTCTACAAGACCAGTAATCTCATCGGCTAGCTTCTGGAGTTCATCCTCCTCCATATCCTCTGCTAGATTACTGTCAAACTCATCCTCCTCATCCTTACCCTTACCTGCGTCAGGGACGAGCATTATCTCTACACTACCGTCATCGAGAGTAACCATCTCAGGATTGATAACCTCAATCTCAAGATCTACTTCAGCGCCTTCGGCTTGCATATTCTCAGGTAAAGGACTTAACGCTTTTTCAATAGCCATAATCTAGTTCCTTGGCTTCATTATGTTGTGTATACGTTCACTAACATCAGAACGGTCTACTATACCACCTTCGTATAGCCCCCATACCCGCTTGAGTTCTTCAAACTCTTCATCCCACGTCTTTTCTTTTGCGGGAGCAGTAAGTACATCCTCTGGACGTATCAAATTCGGGTCTTCACCCAACCCACCTAAATCCTTAACATCCACACCTAACTCTCTAGCTACACCTTGTGCGGTATCGCCTGCTTTAACAGTGTGCTCCCTGTCCGGACCGAATCCTAGTGTACTCATAAGTATATCACCCGTCTGCCCAACCTTATCAAAGAACCCCGGTTCTTTATCACTTTCGGCTTCCATTTTCTCCAATGCATCCGCTTCGGCGGTCTGTGAGGCAGAAGGATTACCAGCGGTATTAAACACATGACCCCCAAATGGTGCATTATTAACGTTCTGAGAGGGATCGTTAAATGCCGCTCCAGTACGAAACCCGGTAGCATTAAGTAGGTTACCTATATTCGCTCGATCAACGCCCTCTTTTACCAACCTTTCCTCTAACTGACCTCTATTCTTAGCCAACTCAATAGCTCTGTCAGCCTTCGCTATCTGGTCAGGAGTTAGTGCATTATCTTTTTCCCCTCCGACCTCCCAGATTTTACCATTACTTATTGGTTCGTATTGACCTGAAGCAAGTATAGTAGAATCTATAGATTTACGGTTGGGCCTTCTGGAGTTTTCACCCGCTGTATAAAATGTAGTTAGAGGCAGATTCTTTCCAAAATACCTACCCCCTCCGATACTATCTGGACTACCAATACCTTTACCACCTGTCACCAGTGCAACACGATTAAAAAGAGAGTTTGCGACAAGTGCCCGACCAACTAACCCCTCTCCCTCCGCTTCGGCCAAAACAAGCCTACGGAGTAAATCCTTACCTTTAGGGTATATATCTACTAGTTCTATTGCCATTTTAATAGTACCCGCCTTGACGATATTTAAAGAAGCGTTGTTCTTCAGGTTCATCTGTAGGTAGGCGTATGAATCCGCCTTGGCGGAACCGCATAAGAGCCATAATAGTAGAGTCAACCAGATCATCATGGCTCATAAACGGGAACCCCGCTACCTCCTCTACAAGCTCTTCAGCCCACCGTGTCGAGGGAACCCACACTAACTCAGAAGCTACAATATCAGACACAGAGTTTAACCGGGCTAACTTATCCCCTGAACCCCTGTGCGGTGTATACTCCTGTACAGGTAGTCCCATCCTGCGCATCTCCTGATACAACGCTGTACCAGAACTTTTCTTCTCTACAATAAAAGCGTCCGGGTCCCAACTGGAATACTCTTCCATCGCCATCTCTTTTAACTCAGGAAACTCCATACGTCGCTTTATGCTGTTTAACAGGATTATGTTGTGAGCGCCAGTAGGCTCATATAAGAAGACACCCCACGTCGTAAGGGCGGTAAAGTCGGCTCGGTTGTGTGATTCTGCCGCCGCATCTAGTGACATTATAATGTATTCACAATTAGGCGCAGATTCATCTCCCCACTGCTGCCACCAATCCCTCTTTATAATAGAAGCTTCTTCTGCGGTGGGTTCTTGTTGATACTGAGCGTTCCACTGAAACGCGGGCATTGAAGCTTTGGTACGATGTAGTGCTTTAAGATCAAAAAACTCAGGCCATAGAGGTTTTTCGGTGTATCCAGACCCTTCTTTCTTAGCTATCTCCAATATTGCGGGAAATTCCACTATATCGTACTGATCTGCCCCTGTATTATGGGACATATCATTCACAACACGCCCTGTCAGGTCATCCATGTGCCATCTAGTCTGTACGATTGCAACGCTTCCACCCGGCATTAAGCGCGTTCGAGCACCGTAGGTAAACCACTCGTACGCTTTTGCAAAAACGTCGAAGTTTCCATTTATAACGTCTTGCTCGGAGTGAGGGTCGTCGATCAGTAAGAGATCCGCACCGCGCCCCGCTATAGAAGAACCAATACCACACGCGTAATACTCTCCACCTACACTTGTATTCCACCTACCAGCGGATTTTGAGTCAATTGCCAACGAAACAGTAGGGAAAATGGCCCTATAGTCGTCTGTAGCGATCATATTACGTACTTTACGCCCAAAATCTACCGCCAAATCGGTAGTATGGGACACCATCATCACTTTTTTGTTTGGATTTCGACCTAAATACCACGCTGGGAACATAATTGAGACTAATTGGGACTTACCGTGTCGGGGAGGTATGTTAACACATATACGATCCTTGTTCCCCTGCTCTATATCCATCAGCATATCGGCCAACATGCGGTGATGTTTACCTACTGTGTAGTCAGACTGCATGTGTTTACAGAATGCGATCAAGTCTTTGTGCGCTTCTAGGTTGTATTTGCGTGTAGCAAGCTCATCTACAAGGGTATCTATCTCCTCAAGCTCTTTCGGAGTGTACTGATCGAGATTATCCAGCATTACCTGGACCTCATCCTCAGTAAATTCAGAGACACTACTCTCCAGCACTCTCTTTTACCTCACTATCCAAACCCAACTCGGCGTCTACGTCAATAACCTCACCATCTAGTATAACTGCATCGTCATCATCTTCAGGATTTACTAGTTTTGCTAGTTTTGCGCGTAATTTATCCCTTAAATCATCTGTAGATTGATGCATTACAGTAATTTCGGTCTTTTCAGAGAACAGCCCTACATCTGAAATCTTACCTAGTAGCTCTAACGCACGTATACGCACGCGGGCATCAGGGTTATCAGTCTCCAGAACAAGCTTATTGGTAACTAGGTGCCTTATCTGTGCTGCGTTTTCTGCAACAGACTGCCCAAACTCCTGCAATATACTATTAGTCATAAGTAAAGAAGCAGGGGTTAAGGTTGCTGCCTTCTTAGCTGTCACTTTCTTGGAGGTTTTATCAGGATTATCTGCGTAGGACAGAGCTAACTTGGCAGCTACGTCTTTATCTTCTACGGTAGGGTCTATGTCTAACCCGTGCTCAGATAGTTTTAATGCAGTATTACAAGCATGTGCCGCACGATCCTTTAGATCTACATACGACGTATCAGACGGTAATGGTACCCCTAACTCGGGATTCACAACTAAAGTCACTATATTCTCTCGCAGGTTACTAACCGTTACGGGATACTACCAAATAAAAATTTTTGGCACAAGCGGTTTGGGACTCCTATAGGGGGGGTGTTCTATATATGTATGTAAAACATATTAAGGGTCAAATTTCAGAAACTATCCTGACAGAATATTTTTTACGGTACAGGTTCTACGTATTCAGACCATTAGCAGGATTTGGACCTATAGATATAGTAGTTATATCTAGCCAAACCGGGAATACCTACCTGCTAGATGCAAAAGCTACATCGAAAAGAAAACTAAAAGGCCGAGTAGGTCTACAGCCAATATACCGAAACCTCACCAAAGAACAAAAATTACTGGGCGTAAGGATAGCCTACGTGGATATAAAAACTCGCGAGGTAGAGATACGGCCTCGCATACAAGAAATAACCGATCTCAAAAAAATGAAGAATTTTCGTGTGGATTAGTATTTATAGGAGCAGGGCGGGACTCCTAATGCAGTAAGGGGTCATGGGGGCGGGGTAGGGTCAGCCTATATGCGTTTTCCGGGTAGTCCTAGGACTAACCAAATGACACGATCAACCACAATTAAATCCATCTGATAACGTCTAGCCTATTGATGACAGACACAAACATGTTATTATCTATTCAGTTCAGCCA